CTTTTCATCGGAGTGACGCAGTTACTTGAGGGCAAGTGCCAGTCCGCATTTGATGTGGCCGACTGCAATGGCACGTGGGTGTTCACCCCCGTTATTCCAGAGGTGAAGCCATGACCATCGACATCACACCAGAAGCGGTTGAACGGTTTAACCGAGCATGGAAACCAATGGACACCGCGCCACGCGACGGAACATGGTTTGTTGCAAGAACGTCTTTCGGATATACAAGACTTGTCTATTTTTCAGACCATTTCGACAGGTTCCCGATATCTGACTGCAGTGAAGTATGGTCAACGGCTCCTGTTGAATGGGCGTCGCTTGCAGATGTCTGCCACGCTATCGACGCCCTAACCGAGATGACCAAAGTTGCGGACGCGCATAAAAGAAATGCCGATGACAGCTACAAAAAATGGGTCATCGCAAATGACGCCCTAACCGCGTCCCAAGCTGAAACGGCGGCGGCTTATGAGGCGGCTGCTCACATGGTTGAAACCCATGCTGTCGAAAGCGGCAATTTCGGTAAGCGCGTTGTGCCAAGCCCTCTGGCGAAAGAGGATCAACACCATCGCAGTCTTGCAATTGCCATCCGCGCCCTCACCCCCGACGACAGCAAGGCCGCGCTTGATCGAATGCTTGCGGATGCCGAGGAACGGGGTATGCGGAAAGTATTGGACGCTGCAAGTGATTATACACAACGAGTTTACGGCGACGATTGGAAGTTCCTGAGCAATCCGATTGACCGCAAACGCATCCTCGCAGCTATCCCGAAAGGAATGCCCCATGATTGACCTAACAACCAACACTAGTGCGTTTGGCCTTTGCTCTGATGAGTGGCAGGCTTTGATGAAAGATTATGTCAGTGCCGGGGGAGAGTACCAGAGATATTGGCAAGGACGATGGGAGGACGTTGATCTCGGGTATAGACATAACCTACACAAAGACCGCGTCTATCGCGCTAAGCCAGAACCAGTTGTGACTGTGGAAGTGAACGACGCGTTTTTTTCGGTTCATGGTAATTTTGTAGGCCTGTATATTGGTGGAGACCAGCGTACTCGTGGTACGCTAACAACTACTTTCCACAACGGAAAACCAGTAAAAGCAGAATGGGTGGTAAAATGAGTGACAACCCCCTAGCCGCACTGGCTATGCGTGAACGGGCTGCAAAAACATGCGACGTTATTGCGGGAAATGTCGCTGATTTTCCTAGAGACCATCGCCGAGCGGCTGGACAGTGTGCGGCGCTCATTCGCGCCCTGCCTACCGACTTCTCCGACGCCGAACTGTTGACCGCAGCGATACTTGGGCCAAGGGTGCGGGCGTTGGTGGGGGCGGCTAATGCGCTGGCAGATGAAGTTGTCAGCTACGGCAATGTCAACAACCTTGGTGATGGTGAACGTCTGCACTGTGTAAAGCAGGTCCGCGCCGCCCTCGCCCCATTCATGAAAGTCGACAAATGACAGCCCGTCAAATAATCGAAACACGTCTTGGGCGTCCACTTGGACCACTGGCAACGATGCCGCGTGACCTTCGCCGGGCGCTGTACTTACTCGCATTGCATCTGGTGAATAAATGAAAACCTACGGCCAAGCGCGGGCTGTCAAGATATTCAACGCCAGAGAGGCGCTGCGCAAAGCCATCATGGCCGAAGGCACCCCAGCAATACAGGACGCTTGGGACAGGCTTGCGCAATGGATTGACGCGCCGCAGGGGTTGCCAATCAGCGCGCCGAAAGACCAATGAGTGAACCACGGGCGGCAATGCCCGTGGCGGTTTTGCAAATTAGGTGTTAAGATAAATCACGCGCGAGGGTCAGTATAAACTAGAGTGTTAAAGTTAAAATACGGCGTGGCCCCCGGATATATCGGTCCGGGGAATACGCTGCCGCCGTCCACTCTGGTTGCAAAACTAACTTCTGGTTCAAATGACGTATTAGGTATTGTCACTGGTGAAGTGAATGCGGCAACGTACTCGGCTATTGACTCGGATGTAGCTGGAAACGCGTCAGATGTGGTAAGCGAAACCGTGGCATTGCCAATGTCTGAAATCATAGTTCCGTCCTTGAAGTAAGCATTCGATATGTTATCCAGAAGGATAGCGGATGATGTGTTACCCACAAAAATGGCTGGGTTTGATCCGCCCTGAGATGCGTCGATGCCTAAAATTCGGATAATGGTGTTTGACCGAACAGTCGCATTAATAGTTTTGCTAACACGAATGCCGTTTACAAACGTACCTACATAAATATTACCTTCAATCAGCCAGTTAGACCTGTCCGAGGTTGTACCTGTAGACCCTCCAAATATCCCTTGACCGTCCGGCAAAACACTCCCAGGCGTTTCGCCTCGCGACATGATATTTCCGCGAATTTTAACATTATCCTGCGTAGGTATGGCCCCGAGGTTTTCATTGAACTGGATCATGTCGCCGTGAAGCGTCGCGGCGGCCTGCAACTCCCCGCCAAGACCGTCCCATGCTGGATAACCCGTAGAGTTTATGTTAACGGTTATTGTTGTTCCTGTTTTAGCTGATATAGAGGCCATTTGACCGTTGATAGATGAACCAAACCCTCCTCCGAACCCAGTGAAAGCAGCAGGCTCGCCAACCGTCGCGGAAGAACTGTCTGCGACGGTAAATACTGTTGTAGCCCCAAGCGCAACAGCCGTAGGAGTTAGAGGTGTATAGCCATATATTTTTTCTGAAATTCTGTTACCCTCGATAATCAAGCCTGTGCAATGGCTGATTTGCATAGCGTCCGACAGAACCCGTCTAATAGTATTTTTTCTAATAATTGACGATCTGCACGTTCCGAAAATTCCATGTCTTGCGCCGTCAATTGAGTTGCCTTCAATCCATCTTGCTTCATCCACTGCTGTAGGTCCGCCAGTGCCTAGCGTAATGGCACGAAACGCGCCTATAGTTGTACCAACAACGACATCAGTGTGTCGAAGTCTACAATTCGTAACAGCGGTATGTGAACCCCCATTAAAGTAAATCTGCGCGCTTGTGTTTATTGATACTCCGATGCCAAGGCCATTGCCGTCAGCGTTAAAAGGCGAAATAAAATCTAAATCATGTATCCGTAAATATCTTGGGTGCGGATTGCCTAAACCAGCAACCTCCACAGCGCCCACAGTAACGGTTGCATCCGCATCTTTTGTCAAAGTAACCCAGTTGCCGTCCGACAGTATTGCCGTGCCAGTCCACGTCCCCGTTGGTGATGCGGACCTCTGAATGAGAGTTCTTGCGGCTGTTGGATTATGGGAACCCGCCCTAATTCTGATTGTATCCCCAAGAGACGCGGCGGCATATGCTGTGTTTACTTCTGAAAGGCTTGCAGCAGAGTATGTATTTGACTCCGTTAAAACCGAGACAGTTACCTGTATGGATGTGTTAGTGGTGACTGTAACCACTACGCCTGATGGTGCCCCAGATCCACCGCCTGAAAAACGAAGTCCGCCGCCACTGATAGAAGGTACATATGCCCCCAACGATCCAGATGATACGCCGTCATACGTAGAAATATCCACCGGGTTTCCCAAGTTGTCTAGCGGCTTCCATGCCCCTACCCCAGTTAGCGTTTTCGCGCCAAATGTCGCAGTTTGGTTCAGAGACACACTGGCCGCCGTCACAGTTAGAGAAAACCCTGTTTCTGCAAAGCCTGCCGCGTTTGTTGCGCGAATTACTAAGTTAAACACATTAACGGACACGACTGCCCTATCCACCGAAACGACGCCCGTTGATGCGTTGATCGTGATGCCGGACGCAGCGCCAGTCATTGACCAGCTTGCGACTGCCCCAGTAAACGCGCCCGACGTGGTGTAAGTAACAACGCCAGTGCCCTGCTGTAATGATTGGTTGGATAATGTGCCAGATACTACAGGGGCAACAACTACGCTTGACGAACCGCGCTTGCGAAACTTCGCTAAGGATATACCGACGCCAAATTTCATTTTGCCACCCCAGTGCTTGCTTGATAAATCGCCACGACAGGCAGGCATTCGGCCCGCGCTTGAGGCATGTTTTCGCCCGCCAATGCCCCAGCGCAACGCCGCAAGGGCGCGTCCAGAGCATCCGCGAGCGCGTTATCGCTTGGCTGCGAAATCTGACAGGCGCTTAATGCGCTCGACATCACTAGCGCCAATCCCAGTTTCAGCATCATCAATCGCCTTTCGTGTTTTCGCATACCGTTCAGCCGCCGCAAGAGCCGTCTCTGCTCGGGCTTCACGCTTGGCCGAGGCGCGGATAGCCCAGAAGGCCGCAAGGCCAGCCAGAAACCACGCCACAGCTCGCTTGACGGGTTTCGGGATGAGGGATGCCCAAATCATTCCCGTTGCCCCATGCCGCTCAAAAATTCATGCTGTAGAAGCGAGATTGCCGCGACCATTGGGATTGCTTGATCGCCACCCGACCAGCGCGTCGCAATGGTGCCGTCAGCGTTCACATAGGCCATGCTCATGGCGGTGATTTGCCCTGATCGCGCCCGGCTCAGCATTTCCTCGAGCTGCTCGACCAGATCGGGGTTTCCCGCCGCGCTGGCAGGCTCGCCGCTCCAAAGATTAACGACGCTCATGGCTTGCCCCACTTGAACCAGACCGCCACGGTTGCGACGGTCGATGCCACAGGCCCGGCAATGAAGCCAGCCAGCCAGCGCACGTCAACCGGGTTGATATCCAAGACCCAAGTCGCACGGTCAAAGCTTGCCGCGCCGACCAGCGCCAAGAGCGATGCCAAGCCTGCAAAGGCCGTTGTCAGGTAGATTGTCAGTCGTGCCTTCGTCCACATATCAGCGGCCTTTCCAGATGCCCGCTAGGGCGGTGAATAGCGATGCCCAGAAGCCGGGCGCTGGGCCGGGGGTTGGCGCTGGGGCGGAAACATCCTTGACCGCGCGCACCGCCGCTAAGAACTCCTCGACCGACACGTGCGATTTGTTCAGCCCGTCGCCTGCATAGAAGCTGCGCCCAGCCTTGGGGCCAGTCACCACCGGCAAGCTGGCCCACTCGCGGGCAAGGTTGTTTGCGAACTCCTCGGCGCTGATTTGACCGGCGAGGAACTTGTCCAGACCGCGCCTGCGCAGCAATACCGTTGCCAAGGCGTCTTGGTTTGCCTCGTTGAAAAGATCATACATCTTGAGGCCAGCCGCTGCCGGTAATGGCCGCAGGGTGTCCTCCATGATTTGATAACGCCCCGCCGCCTCGCTTTGGTATCGGGCGTCAATGCTTTCCTGCCACGCCAAGACCTCGGCAATGGTCATGCTGACAATCGGGCGCTTTGGTCGGTCTGCAGGTTTGATCCTGCCCCAGACCACGTTATAGTCGCCGCCGCTCTCGGGCTTGGCGATGAAATCAAGCAAAGGCTTCACGTTCATTCTCGGCCCCTATTTCCCAGCCCGCGCCGCGTGTGTCGCGGTAGGGTAATATCCCAAAATCTCTGTCACAGAATTGGCAGTTGCCAGCGCTATGAATGCCACCGCTGCAAGCTTGGTCATTTGATTGCCCCCCCGGACGCAATGAAATCCCAAAGCTGCGCCGCGAGGTAGACAGCCGCTGCCCATATTGTGCGCACACCCCATGTCATAACGGTCTGTATCCCGCCGACGGTTTTCTCAAGGGCGGCAAGCCGATGATCAATGCCAGCCTCGGCCTTTGCCTTTTCGCTGATCTCTCTGCGCTCATCATCAGTCACCCCTGCACCTCATCGCCGTTAGAACCCATGCCCAAGCCTTGCGCATGAATGCCACTGTCTCTGCGCGGTACTGCATCAAAAAGAGGAGCAGCCCCACGTCCACGGCGATTGCGAGAACCATTATCACCACGGGGTCCAATCGTCAGCATCCCTAATTGGGCTAATCCAATGAGGTACACTAACGCAAAGGTTGCGTTGAGGGAAATGCCCAGCACTATATTTAGCGAATAAATCGCCACGTTGAGCGCATAGCCCCAAGCAATAACCCGCGAAAGTCCGCCGCGCGTAGCAAGTACAACGCCGGAAACCAGATCGACCAACATCATGAATAGCGTTGCATCCGATCTATCAACCGCCCCCAAGTCCATAAGGCCGCATACCGCAAGGATGCCCAGCGCATTGGCGCAAACCACCCAAACGGCAAAGCATGGCGGGCGGATAACAAACACCGCCACCAGCCATGCCAGATAAATGATTTGCGCGTCGCTCATCGAACCGGACCGCGCGTTACAACGTCGCCCGCAAATTCGGGGAAATGCTCAAATAGCCGTTCCGTGGCTTTGCCGTGCCACACGTTCAGCTCTGCCAGCGTCAAAAACGCCGCGTTTTGTCGCCGTGGATTGCCAGCCTCAACTTGCATCTTGATCAGGTCTTTCAGGCCCGCCGCCATGTCAGCTTTTGCCGACTGGATAACCTCGATCAATTCGCGCTCTGTTTTGTTCGCCATGGTTTTTCCTTTTCAATTATCCGAATGTAACCCAAGTACCCGGCGAGCCGCCAACAGTGCAGCGCCAAGCCCCCGGAGTTCCCGCCGCCTCGTTAAACACAATCGACCCGACAAGCCAAACCGGGCTGCCATATGCCGCCGCGTTTGTTTGTGGGTTAAGGGTGCCGAAGTTCACTTTTTCCGACATGAAATTTGTCTTATTTGCGCTCAGGTTGTGGACGACCTCTACCAGCGAAACGTCGTTCCCGATAGCCACCCGCGCGGTTGCTGGAATGGTGTGCAGCCGGCCATCGCTGAAATTGCCCGATGCAAAACCTTTGTCACCGTTCCCCCAAACGATGCTTGAATAAGACCCCGACGCGAGGTTGGCTGCAGACTGTGCAAACAGGTTTCCAGAGATTGCAACGCCACGGTTGGCTGTGCCTCCAGAAAGCAAGACATCAGCACCCGCGTTTCCCTCAAAGTACATGTCCGAAATAGTAATTCCGCGCCCCCCGCGAATTCGGATAGGTGTGCCGGTCAAGCCTTCAATCACCGAGCCGGAAAACGAACACCCAGATGCAGATTTTGCGCCTGCTGCGTCCGTCAAAATAAAGCCTTCTCCGCCATGCTCAATCACATTGTTCGGGTTGACGCGGATATCATAGTTTCCACCGTTGCTGTCGAATATAGCGCCGGTCCAATACCGCATATTGCAGCCGTCAAAATAAATGGACTGGGCGTAAACCGTGCCTTCGGTCAGAATTTTAATACCGTCCAAGGTGCAGCCCGTAAACTGTACCCGAAGGAAGCGAGCGCCATGCAGGACGTAAGCCGCAAGCACGTTGTTCGTGCATTTAAACGTCACGCCATCGAAGCGCACCGTCTGCGATACCGGGTTGGCGGTATAAGTTGTGGTGGACGTAAAGATATTGATCGCCGTTGAAACCGTAATTGACCCGCCGCTGATGGTGAACCAGTCAGCCGTCAGCGGGCCGTCAATAGCCCGGTTGATCACAAGGCTGTCCGAGATTATGTGCTCAGAAAGCACCATCTCTACGGTTGGATATTCCGCATTGCAGGCGTCGATACATGCCTGAATTGATGCCCGATCATCGACCAAGCCGTTACCCACCGCACCAAAGGCCGCCGTCGAAAACTTTCCGCCGGATTTTTGCACGTACCACTTCAAAGGCGACGCCGTATGGCTCAAGTGCGAACTGACCGCAGCGCGCTGATAGGTTGCATTAATATTCTTGACCCGCGCAAACTCGCCGACTGCAAGCTGGCTAGACGTAACGGCCACAAGATCGGCAAAGGTGTTGACTTCGAATTTGGTTGACACCTCAATACCAAGCGCAGCCCGTGGGTCATAGGTCAGAGAGGAAAAGATCAGAACATCGTTTTGGTCCTTTACAGTGATAGAGCAGGGGCCGTCCGCGTAGATCAGCGAAGGCGCGCCATTGTAGACCGCATACCCGCCGTTAATCCGAACCGCCGCGCCCGAGGCAGACCCCGTTGGAATGGTCATTTCCACGTCGAAAAACGATGCCTTTGGGGTCGATTGCGCCTCAAAGCCCGGTTGCCCGATGTAAAGATAACCACCATTGAGCGGGTATCCGTCCTGATCGTTGAATGTCGGGAATGGCGGGTTGATTTGGTTAACGGCCATAGGGCGGGTTTCCTTTTGCTGCGCCGAGAAGCTGCGCGAATTGGTTTTCGATTGACTTGGACGGGTGCGCGAATTGCGCCAAGGGTTGCGCCTGCATCCGGGGCATGACGGGGGCTTGTGATACCTGCTGCGCATAGACCGCCAAGGGGTCGATCATTGGCGCTTGTGGCCTTGATGTGGGCTGCTGCGCTGGCTGTCCGGGGTTGGCAGTTGTTTGCTGATTTTGCAAAGAAGGTGGCGGCGCGCGAAAGCCCGCCATTTCCTCGGCATTCTTGCGCCGGGTATCATAGCGAGGAACGCCGGGCCGCAGGAATGTGTCTGTGATCGCCCGCGCCGCTGAAACGGTATCGCCAGCGCTCTGAATGGATTGCCAAGCCCGGTTTTCTGGCCCTTGCAGCTCCATGACAAGAAAGTCCATTTGCAAATCTGGGTCCGCTGGAGCAACGCCTCTTTCCGCTGCGAAAGCCTCAAGCTGGCGACGCCTTGGCCCGGTCCATTGCATCAGGCCAAAGCCGCCGCGCGACCCCGGCACTGTGGGGTTTTGCTCGTTTATGCCAGGATCAAGCCCAGCCTCGCTTTTGGCCTCAGCCGTAAACGCGCGGGCGATGTGTTCGGGGATGCCGCGCCGCACTAAGCCGCCGATCATATAATCAGGCTCGATCATTTAACCCCCGCTTCCTGCGCAACCGTTGCCGCGCCTGAAACCTTAACCGACGCAGGGGGCGACACAACCGCCTTTGCAAGCCATCCGCGTGGATCGGGCAAGGCAACCGCCCGCGCCCACTGGCGGAATGCGCCGTGGTTGGCAAACTTTTCGATGATCTCAGCCGACACCTCGGGGGCCGCTGCCGCCTCATTGGCAAACCGCTGGAAAGCATCGCTGCGAAACATGCGCCCCGCCGCCTCGACTGCTTTGGGCGATGATCGGGTGAGCGCCTCGACCAGAGGGAAGGCCACAGCCGCCCCGCCGACCCCGCCAACCGCGCCAGCCGCGCCCGTTGCCGCCATTTGCGAAACCCTGCGCCCGACCGGATTGGCGAGGACCTTAGACACGACGTTTTCCGCCGCGTTGTTCAGCATGTCACGCGCCAGAACGGCCTTGCCGGTGCCCATTACCTCGCCGCGCGCCTCGGTGATCCGCCGAGACGCAATCAGCAGGTCGTCAAGCATCTGCGCGCCCTCTTTGCCGAGCGCATCTGTGATGCGGTTAAATACAGGCTTGTTGTCGCGGATATCGCCAAAGGTCTTGGCAAACTCGGCAAAGCCAAAACCCGGCTCAACCGCGCGCTTTGAACGTGTCACGCTGGAAAGCGCCGTTGCAAGCGCCTCGGGAACCAGCTCTTTCGGAATGATTGCAAGCACCCGGTTTAGGCCCGCGATATTGCCAGACCGCCCGCCCGTGATCGCGCCCGTCAAAGCGTTGGCAATGCTGCCCTGCTGATCTTTGCCAAAGGCCGCGACGATCTGCTCCTCAAGGCCCTTTTGGCGCGCGGTCAAGGCTTGAGCCGCCTCATATTCGGCCCGCAAAGCGTCGTCACCAACTGCCGCGACCGCCGCGCGCTGGTCCTCGGCCATAGCCCGTTGCAGGTCGCGCGCGTCCTTGGTCCCCACGTCAATATATCTTGACCCCGGCTTATACGCAGACGCGCCCAGCTCGGCTTTTTCCTGCTGTAGAAAGGCGAATGTCACTGGCCGATCAGTTGACACCATATCCGAAAAGCCGCGAAGACCCGCCGGGAGCCTATCCACGCCGCCTACGTCAGCCGCCTTATTCTTGAGCCATTCGCGCACCTTCGGAAGCTGCACCTCAGTGCGCGGCCCGACAATTTCTGTCACCTTGTTGTAAATGTCGCCCGCCTGTTTGCGCAGGTCATCGCGAACAGTGGTCAAGGAGGCTTTCACATTATCCGACACAGAGGCCAGATCGCGCCCGGCCCCGAGCGATGCCATCGCTTCGTCAGCCTTGGCAATCGCCCCGCGCACGGTGCCCTCCCATGCCGCCGCGTCCTCAGACCCAACAACGCTGCGAACCGCGCCGCCGAATTGACGCACAGACGCATTGTCAGAAAGCACATCTGGGGGCAGTTCAATGCCCAGTCGATCAACAGCAGCCTTTGCCTCGGGGTTTACCTTTGACAGCGCGGCAAGCCGCTTTTGCGCAATCTCGGCCCCGCGCCCAGAGCCAGCGGCGCGAACGACAAGCCCCGCCACGTCCTCAGCGCTCTTAATGGCCGCAGGGGCCACCGTTGCCGCCCGTGCAGGACCAAGCCCCGCCGCGACGCGCTCAGCAGCCACAGGGGCCTTTGCCGCAGCGCTTGCACCAGCGCGCGCGCCCATGCCTGCAACCGAAGAAACGCCCGCAAGCTCGGGAACCGCGAATTGAGACATTCCGAGAAGGTCATTGCCGAGCCGCCGCTCGTTTACATCAGTTTGACCCGGCACAAGTTCGGTCGCAAGGCCAATGCCGCCGCTCACCCCAGCTCCAAGGCCGGAGAGAAGCATACCACCGAGGTCGCCCACGCCAGCCACAGGGGCTTTGATCCAGCCGGGCAGTTGACCCGCCGCAGGGTCCGCGTCGAGGTATGACCGCGAAGGGCTTGGCCCGCCTGTCAATCCGCCACCGAAAGCTTTCGCCGCGTCGATAGGCCCCGCCATCATATCGCTGGCCGTGCCGCCGAAGCTATCCTTTGCCCGTGAAATATCCGCCGCAAGGTATGGCTGAACGGTATAGCGCGCGCCGCCCGAACGACCGCCGCCGCCCGATCCCATAACCGTGTCGCCAGCGCGCGGCAAACGGTCGCCGGGCTTGTACTTGCCCGCCAGCGTGGGGTTTGCTGCCTCAAATGCCGTGTGCGCTTTTAGCTCCGCCGCCGCTTCCTCTTCTGGCGTAGGATCGACCGCGCCAGCCGGAGCCGTTGCGACATCGCTTTGAAGCTTGGCAGGGGTTGCGTCTGCGGTCTGTGGCGCAGTCTGCGCTGCGAGTTCCATACCCGCGCGCGCAAGCTCTTCTGCCGCAGCGACGTTTCCTGCCGCTAAGGCTTTCTTTGCCGCCGTGCGATATTGATCAACAGTCCACACTATCAGTTCCCTTCAAGGAATTTCATTGCTTCTGGTGACAGCGTGATTGGGGATTTTTTATCGCCCCCACTTCCTGCGCTCGGCGGCGCTTCTTCCCAAGGAGACGGGGGTAGATCATTCAACGCTTCTGGTGGGAGCTTGCCCGCCTCCACAAGTTTACGCGTCCCCGCATCAATCGCGCCCCATAGGTCCTTTAAAGCTTCATCAAATGCGGCTTCATCTTTTACACGGCTTAGCCGTGCCATTGCACCTTCTGCCTTTCGGCTCTCATAGTCAGTAATTGTCCCGCCGCCCTTAAGGAGTTCACGCGCAGAAAACCAAGTCGTGTTTTGAAGTTGCGCTATTTTCTCAATAAGAGCGAGGCCGTCTCCGCCATAATAAACTCTTGCCGCCGTTCCTATTTGGTCCACATCATTTCCGCCGCCGCCCTGAACTGGCCCTAAAACTTTGCTTAGCACCGGGTCAGATTTAATTTCAGCAATAGAGGAAAGCATTGTTGGCGCGGCGCGCGGGTCAATAGAAGCAACTGCGCCGCCGTTAGGAGCTCCGCCGCCTTCTTGAATAACGACGCGCCCTGTTGCTTGGTCTATCGTTGTCGTCGTGCCTCGTGGCAGCTGTGGGGCTGCGTCAAATTTTCCAGTCACGATGTTGATTTGCCCCGCAACAGAGCCGTTTGCAGCCGCTTCTTCTGCCGTTGCGGGTCGCCATTCGGGGCCTTTTGGAGGCTCAGAATAAATTACTTCCCCGGTATTGCGGTCAACGATATTACCGCCAACAACAACATTTTCCGTCCCGCGGCCTTCGTCAAACACGGTTTTAAATGCGTCCTGATCCAGCCCTTGCAGCATTAGCCCGGCCATTGTTAGGCCAGCCTCGGGCGACGCCTTAATGGTATCCGCCGCGCCCTGCCACATGGCCGCGTCACGCGCTAAACCCGCGTTCTGTGCAGCGTCTGCCCGCTCTTGCGCGATCTGAATTGCGAGTTCAGTGCTGCCCGCCTTTAGCGCCGCCGCGACACGCGACACGTCGAACACCTCGGCGCGTTTGCGCTCTGGTTCGTAAGCGTCCATCGACGACGAAAGTTCGCTTGCAAGGTCGGGATATTTCAGCGTCAGCGCCGCGAAATCTTGTTGCGTTGCCGTGCCGGCCTGAACCCGCTCGGCAAGCCCGGTCAGGTCTGCTTGCATTGCAGCCGCGCGCTGTTGCGATGCCGCTGCCGATTGCTGCTCAGCCGCCAAAGCCGCTGCGCGGTCGGTCTGGCCTTGAGAAAAGGTTGTTTGCGCGCGTTGCTCTTGGTTCGCCAATATGTCTGACGCCTGCTTATTTTGGGCGGCCTGATCTTGCAGCGCCAAGCGGTTTTGACCGTTATTGAAGCCATTCATAACCGCCGCGAAGGGGTCTTGCACGTTTAGTACGTAATCTAGCGGTCCCATCAGAAGCCCCACGATCCAAAGAGTTTTGCGCCTGCTGGCTGTTGAATACCGCCCATGAGATTGCCTAGAGCGCCGCCAATGCCGCTGATCATGTTCACGTTTGCCGTCCCGTTTGCTTTTGCCAGACCCGCTTGAGCCGCACCGGTTTGCTGTAGAAGGTTTGCAATTGAGGTGCCAGAGTTTTGCGCTGCCGTTCCGATGCCAGCCGCCGCATTTGCCCCGACCGCCTGCCCGCTTTGCAAGCGCCCGATCTGCTGCTCAATCAGCGAGGAAAGCATGTCAGGCCGGAATTGCGCCAAGGCCGCTTGAGTATTGCCGCCGCGAAGGCCGCCTGTTGCGCTTGCGTTGGAAAGGATTGCGTTCTCGCCATTGCGCACAAGCGAGCCGAATTGCGCGCTGTTCTCAATGCCAGAAATCGCATTGGCCTGCGCCGGGTTGCCCGATAGGCCCAGCAGCGCCGAAAGCATGGTGTTTGATTGCGTCCCGCTGTCCATGAATGGTTGCAGGTTCTTTTGCACTAGATCGAACTGGCGACGGGTTTCAGCAATCCCCGCGTCACTCGCTGCGGTCTGCGCTGCCGAGGCTTGGCTGGCTGCTTTCTTCTGAGCGTTTGCGGCAAGAGCGCCGCCGCCGAGAGACGCACCCGCCGCAATGATAAGTGGATTAGGCACTCGGGAACTCCCCCAAATAATCGGCCAAGGTTTCGCCATAGATCGCCATGACGGTATCTGCTTGAGCCGCTGCAATTTCTGGCCCGTTTGTGATGATACAAGCGAGCAACACGATGTCATAAAAACCCGCGCGCCACATGTAGGACCGCGCATCCGCTGCACCCCTGCGCTCGGCTATATCGCTGCCCTGCCACTTCATAATCGCGGTCGCAATCACCGGAATGAGAAGCGCCGAGTTGGCCGCGTAGAAGCGATTAAGCTGGATCCCGACAAGGCAATCCCAAAGGGTGCGATTAAGGTCTGCGCGCTTGATCCGCCCGCCATCCGCGCAATCATCGAAGAACTGCGCCGCGCCCCAAAGCTGCAAAAGCATGTCCGCCGCATCTTGCGACAGGCCGAGAGCTTTGAAGTTTTCGCGGAGGATTGCTGCTGGCATGACCGTCAATCAAATGAGGGGCCGCTGGTGGCCGTATCACAGCAAAGATAGTATCACCGAAAATCAGGCTGATTTCAAGCCCTCAAGCGCTTAGTGCTGCCGCCAGTTTTGCCGCGCGCAATGCCTTTGCCAGCTCGTCGCCTTTTGACCCCGGCGTGACCGTCTCGGCCCATGCCCAAACCGCGTCGGCAATCTGATCAATGACCGCGCCTGATATGCCGCCGCCGCCCGCCGCGTTGAGCAGATCGCCCATTGTGCCGGGGCTGTTGTTTTGCGCCGCAAGAGCCCCCCATACCGCAGCGGCAAGACCTTCTGGAGAGAGAGCAGGAGCGCCGCCCCAAGAGCCTTCCAAGTCAAGGTCGCCGCGCATGGACGCAAGCCCCGAAAGGCCAAACGCGCCCGTGCCATCGATAGGCACAATTAAGGAAAGCCCGCCCGCACCCGTAAGGGAAAGCGCACCGGAACCAGCAAGGCCGATGGTCAGCGCCAGCCCGCCCGCACCCGTGATTGTCAAGGCCCCGTTGCCGCCAAGTGCGACAGTCAAGGACAGCCCACCAGCGCCGACAAAGGTCATTGCTGCCGTGCCGGTCATAGGCCCGCCAGCGATTGCATTGCCCGCGCCTGTGAGGCCGAATTGAGCCTGCCAAGAGGACATGCCCCCGGCTTTGATCGGCAAGAGCCACGCACCCCCGGCGCTGTATCCGTCAGGCATTGCGCTTGTCTGGACAATCGTCTCGGCGGTATGCGTGACGCCCTTTGCAACATGGACAAGCCGCGTCTGTTGCGGCAGGCCGATATAGCCGTAATTCAGAAAGCCAACTGCGCCAAGAGAGCCTGCCGGATATTGCATCAGCCCCAAACCTTTTCTGCGTGGCCAAAGAACGTAGAGGAAGCCGCCGTTGCAGCGCCTGCCGTGTAAACCCAGACCAAGCAAGCGCCATCTTTGATGACAGGCATTGATGGAAACTGGTTCACGAAATCTTTCTCGTGATACAGCGCGTTGACCCCGAGCGTGATAGTCGCGATTGGCTTAGCAACGCAGAGCGCGAAGGTGCCAGTGTTTGCCGCCGACATTGTGACCGTTTGGACACTGCGCACGCCGTTGTCGCCGCTGCTCATTGGCAAAAATGGGCCGTAGTTGTTTGCCGCCACGCCGCTATGCGATATATGCCCGACGATTGCGCTGGCGGTCATTGATACGGTCGTGGACAAAGCCCGGCCCGCCGTTCCCGCTTGGTTGGTGTAGCTTAGCGCGATGTTTTGCGCCGTAGCGCCCGCCGTCGCGGTCTGGACCTGATACATGCGCAAGCCGTCGCCGTTGGTATAGCGCATGGTTGGCGTTCCAGTCAGCGTTTGCGCCGCCGTGGTGTTGTTGCTGATGCCGGGATAGTAGCCCTGCAAATCGACCAGCGTCAGAGTGCCGGGAACACCCGTTGTTGAGGTTGTCTGCGCCCCGAGCGTCAGCAGGTGCTTGATGTCAGGCGTTACGTTCCCGCCCGTTTGCAGGCCGAAAATCTGCGTCCCGTTGCCCGCAGCCTCATTGCAAGCCGTCCAAGCCAGAGCTGTCCCTGCCCAAGCGTTTGCCGTGGGATATCCTGTCAGGAGCGAAAAGTCATAGGTCCGGCCCAAGGTATAGCCCAGCGCCGTAATTTTGTTCCAGTCTGTTCGGATGGATTTGCCAGCCGAAATCGCGGCCTTAAGGTTGTCAGTCGATTGAATAGCCATTGGTTATCCCCAAACAAAAGTTGCATTGCCGTGCATACTGATTGACCGCGCGCCGCCGTTGGACATGAAAAACATGCCAAGCCAAGCACCATCTTTCACCGCAGGCAAGATAGCGGCGTTTTGCGTCATAAACGATTTGCTGGCAATAACCGAAGCCTGCGCGCCAACAAGGTTGCGGCTGGCAAAGTTGCCAAGGGGCTTGCACATGTAAATCGCCCAAAGCCCGCCCGGGGCTGCCGAGAACTGCACGGAATTGATAGACCGCACCCCACGATCTGCGCTTTCAAGTCGGCAATAGATCGGCCCAGCGCCGCCGCCTGCAACGGTCGTATAACAAACGCGGTTTACCCCGAACGCCGTGGCGTTCCACGTTTGCGTTCTGGCTACCCCGTCAGAGTTTGTATATTCGACAACCATATCCGCAGCCACGAGCGAGGGTGCAACGTGATTGACAAGGACCGGGAACACCCCCGCGCCGTCAGCATACCGAGGGAAGCCGAGCGTGTTGTCCATCGCCTGTAGGTCTGTGCTGTCGCCGTCAATAAGCGGATAGACACCGACAATATCGTAAAGGTGAAACTCGACGTTGAGCTGGCTTATCCCCGTAGGAAGCGCGCCGACCTCAATTTCAAGCAGTCGCCGGTCAAGGCCGGGGGCTGGGGGAAAGTAGATCGCATCATTCCCCACCGCGACCATTGGCTTGAAGGCCGTGGCGTTTCCAATTCGCGCGTCATAGGCTGGTTGCCCAGACGCGAAAGACCAGTCGTGCCAGACGCTATCTGTGCCGCCGCCCACGTTCTTGACGAACCGCTGCACATGCACACGGCCCGCGTCGATAGCGTCAACAATGTCTTTGACGCTGCGGATCATTAATCGGCAGTCCCTGTCAAGCTTCCGCTGTTGAATAGTGGGGTGATACCGGCAGAAATAGCCCGCGAAGCAGACAGCGCGCCGCGATATAGAATGGCCGTCGCGCCAGAAGTTGCCACACCCACCGAGAAATAAGTCACCGTGGCAGATCCTGCCGTACACTCGCCGAATTGCACCGTGGCCGTGTTCGACACTTGGTTGCCTGCAACCGTAAAGCCGCCAGCAGATCGGGCGACCGAAACGCGCGCATAGCCCGTATATGCCGCCTCTGAGGTGCTTTGGTTGCCAGTCTCGCCGGGGTCTGCCGTATGAAGCGCGATGAACAGGTTCCCCGCAGCCACAGAAGGCTGCAAGCCGCCCGCGTCGCCAATTCCGGCCCACGCGGTATTATTGAACAACAGCGAAAGAAGCGCCGTTTCTGATGCGTTTGATAAGCTCATTTTGCGCCCCTTTAGCTATAGCTAATCGCGGTTAAATCACCGCTTGTGTATGACAAAGACTTTATCAGATTTATACCCGAAGGCAAAGCCCCCGAGAGCGTGACCGTAGACAGCCCATCAGGACCGTATGCGAAAGACTTCACAACCCCGTTGGCGTATGTGATCTGGGATAGATCGCCGCCTGAATAGGAAAACGCAGCGCCCGAGGCGTCAAGGTTTGCAGCGACAGTCTCAAAGCTTGCGACCCCGTACCCGGCCAGCGTCGTGGGGGTTCCAGTAACGATAGACCAAGCAATCGACGTTGGTGCGGTGTTTAGGTTGCCAGCCCCAAGGATTGACGCCCCGTTTATCGTCTTGATATTGACGCCGGAAACAAGCGTCTCCTGCTTGTCGTCAAACTCATCCAGCCCGTCGAAAAGGTCTTCGAACGCCCGGATTGCCTCGGGAATGTTGTTCGCAACCTTTGCAATGACGCTGCGCGGAAGCCTCAATTTAGGCATTGAGCGTCTCCATCGTCGCCTCGAGACGAGCGAACGAAAGCATGGCCCGGCTGTCACCCTCAAACCGCTGCGCGCGCCAATTCCGCATTGAGCCTTGGCGACGCCAGACAAGCCTGCGCATACGGTTGCCGGTCATGCCCGCTTCGATGTATTTGGGCTGCGACCAGATTTTTCCATCATCACTATAGCTTGTGCTGATCTTGGCCTCGTCGCCAAAGGCCGAGTTGCCGGGCAGCGCAATCAATTCCAGCTCGTGAATGGTCACGCCCTTGCCCGCGTTGTGAATGATCGGGGTCGTAAAGCGCCATGTGGTCAGCTCGCCGTAATGGCTGGCGATGGTGTCGCTCAGGTAGCCATATGCCGTTGAGTAAGGGTCGCCCACGCTCCAGCGCTCATTGCACCAGACCATACCGCGCGCGCGATACCCCGCGCCGCCGTCACCAGAGGCCAGCACAAACCAGACAGGCTGTTGCGCCGCCGTTGATCCGTTTTGGTCATAGACGATGGTTTGATCTGGCAGGTGGATATAGAGGAAATCATGCCCCCGATCCGTCCGGCTTTCCATAACCGCGCCAGCCAAGACCGTCTCGGGGTAAGACTTGATCACATCATCAATTTCGCGGGTGCTGATCTTGGCCGACTGCCCCGATGCCCCCACCCAGACAGCGCAAGGCTCGTTGAACCCGCCGCCGAGAAAGGCGATCTCGTCCGCAAACTGGCAGCAAGCCCGCGATCCAATGACGCCCTTTTGGATTTGCGCGCCCTCGATGCGTTGAAACGGGAACCCAGCCCCCCCGACGTTGCGGAAAACCTCGACTGTAAAGCGGTTTAGCGCCACGACCTCGTTTCTGATCTTGTGCAGCGCAACCACTGGGTCCGGATTAATCTCAGAGGCCCCATATTTCAGCGGATCAACCGCAAAGGGGTTGTTCAGCTCCGTCACCACCAAAAATTCGCCGTCAGTCGATACGAAGTAGCCGTCGATCCAGATCACATCAAGCGAGGCCCCTAGATCGGGATCTGTCACTTCGGCCAAGGTCGCGCCGTTGTACAGGAACAGCCGATTGCCGCCGTTGATGGCCAGATAGTCAAACGAGTTGTCAAACGTCACGGGGTTTGCGCCCGCAATGTATCCGATATCAATGGCCGAACCATTCGCGGCAATACGGACAAGGCGCTCGCCCATAACCCGGTAAACCTGCCCATTCCACGCCACGCCGCCGCGATCAAAGCCGGGGCCGACCCCTTGCGAAACGATGCCGTCCGCTGGCCGCAAATAGCCTTCGCTGATGCCCGTCACCTTGGGCACCGGAATGAGGTTCAACGGGTAAGCCGTGCTAAAATCAGCCCCCCGCGTTGAAATACCGCTGATGATAGGAATGGCTGTCATTTAGGCAGTCCTTCCGTGGTTTTCATGATATCCAAACTTAATTTCAGCTTCACGCCTTGCATGGATAGCGTCTTCTTTGTTTTTGAAATACCCCAAGCTGTATGATTTATTCTCGAAATGTATCCGCGCCACCCATCGTTTAGTCTGCGGAAACCAGCAAACACCCTGAAACCCACTAGTGTTGCACGCGAATAGCTTCATGTTTAGATTATTTTCGCTATTAGTGACGTTGCGAAGGTTTACGATCCTATTGTCTGATTTTATGCCATTGATGTGATCGACAAGATTGGGCCATTCTCCGTTCCAAATCGCCCACGCCACTCTATGGGCGAACAAGGATTGATTGAAAATTGAACCTCTCAGGTAACCGTAGACGCCTACATACGAAAAAGCCTCTTTGCCAGCGCGCAAAATATTCCACCGCTTACACGCCAACGCACTAGGGAAAAATACTTCTGATCTTTTTAGCCAAAACAATTTTCCAGTATCAGCATCATATTTCAACAATTGACGCAACACTTCTGGTGATGGTAGATCAACCTTAGCCATTTTGAACTCTCCATGTTCGATTTGGTCTGGCACGGCGTGGCGGTTCAGCGTCCACCCGTGCCATTTAACTATATTGTTTTTTAATGAAATATCAAGCATTTACCCCACACGGAACCAAGCACTTAGCACAGCGTCATAGGTCATGGTGAAGAAGGCATTTGCCGCCAAGGTTGCAGGCGCGCCGGTAACGGTTGTCCCAGCCCCCGCGACGGTCAAGGTGGTGACGGCCTGTGTGCAGCTTACCTGCACCCGCTGGCCAGCCGTGCGCGACGTTGGCAGCGTGATCGTGCCAGCGGCAAAGCCAGCCGTTGGCGTCAGGATCAGCCACGTGTCGCCAGCCGTAACCGTTACGCCGAATGCCGTGGCCGAGGGGGCCGCATACTGCGCAGCCAATGGCGCTTGGGTTGCTGGCGATGCCGATGCAATGAAAACCCGCATGACGCTTTCAGGTACGCGCCGCGTGTCTTGGTTGTCGCCCGACCAAATGGCAAAGCTATCGCCCGGCGAGACTGCCGAGGCCGCCGAAAGTGCTCCAATGTTGCTCATTCTAGCCCTATCCCTAAATTGCCATCTGGCCCAGTTTCAATCAATGATGCAGCGCCGCGCAGGCGTGGGTAACGGTAGCCCGACCCTCCATAGCCCGTTGGCGTGATTTCCGTTGGCATGATCATTTTTGCCATGAGGACGTTATAAGCTGATTTCTGCGCGGCCTTTGTTTCGGGCGCAGGGGTCTTGCCAAGCGAGGGGGCAAGCCGGACAGCGAGGGTAAGAAACAGCGCATTGACGGCCCAATCAGGGACGCCAGTCTGTGCTGCGATATCATCGCCTGAATTGTAAGCGACCCGAATGCCGTGGATATTCCACTCGGCCATCAACAGGTCAAGAATGCGCAAGCCGGTTTGCATCTCCTCGGGGGAAACGTCGAACTCATAGGACGCAATCCCGAGCTCCTCATACGCCTGCTTGATAACTTGCTTTTTCGTCCACATGTCGCGCCCCTCAGTGAAGTGGAAGGGGGCCGAAGCCCCCCACCGATTTTATGGCTGTGAAAATTGGATGATCCCGGACATTTCCGGTTGTTTGTTCACCACACCGAAGAGAACGTCCATCCGGTAACGGGTCAGCAAGTTGGTGATGCCCGCCTGCTTGGACATGCTCACCGTGATGCCGTTGTCGGTCGTGGCCGACATGGTGGCCATGCCTGCGTCGCTTGGGATTGCCAGCTTGCCGGGCAGGATTTCCAGCGCGTCGCGGTGCCAAAATGGGTTCATGGCTGCGGTCGCGGTGTTCAGGAAAGTGATCGTCGCGCCGTTTGCAGGCACTGCCGACACGTTCTTGTACTGCTGTTCCGCCACGGTTGGCGCGCTGTCTGCCGAGATAATGGCGGGGCTGATGCGGATCGTGTTCGCACCCGCGGTACCGCCGCCGGTCAGAACCGCGATGATGCGGAACGTCTTGAGCTGGCCTGTGGGCTGCTTGGTGATCAGGTGGACGCTTTCAACACCGGGGATGGTGAAGCTGTCGCCCGCCTTGATGCCGCCAGCCGCGCCGACAGTCACCGAAAGCGTTTGGTAACGGTTGTCAACGTTGGCGACTTCGCCCGTGCCTGCCGTGGAAGTGGCGCGCGGAACATAGCGCTGGTTTGCGCCGTTGATCGTGACGCCAGCACCGGGCACCGCAACGTTTTGGCGTAAGGCGTAGTCCATTTTGAAGCTGTCGAAGCCCGCAATGTTGCCGATATAGGCTTTATCGTATGCGCTCAGGACTTTGCCCACAACGTTTTGACGCGCAGCAAGGTTGCCCGCCATAGCGTTGTAATCGCGGGTTGCAAACGCAGCCGCGCGGTCGCCCATTGGCACACCGATTTCGTTCATTGCCGCATCAGCCGCAGCGATGTCGTCAAAGCCCGAAGCCGCAGCAGTACGCTTGACAACCAAGGTGCCTTGCAGCGAAGCAACGTTCAACAGCGCGACGTTGATGTCCGAGGTCAGCTTTTGCTTTGCAGCATCGCCGAGGCGGCCTTCCTGCAACTGGTCGCGCAATTCCTTCGCGTCAAGCTGCCAAGGCGAGTTCTTGGAAAAGCCGAGGGTCGCGGGGACCGAAAGCTGGGTCTGATCCGCGAAGTTTGCGGTCGTGTCCAAGCCGTCAAACGAGCGGGCGATGTAAGGCATCGGACGCCAGATGATATCAGACGCGCGCTCCATTGCTTGGCCATTGGTAGAATATGTCTGGTAGGTCGAAACGTGGTTGCTCAGAACCAGCGCGTCTTGAAAGCCCTCGATCATCTGATCAAAGGCGACCTTTTCTTCTTTGGAAAATGCGTTAGGCATTTGAAGCTCCTATGGTGTGAGATTGCTATTCGTTCTCGCGCCATAGCGGGGCACGGGGCCGCATATCTCACCCTTAGAGGCGGGCGGTGCCTGTCTCGCCTTAACGGAAGCGGGCCGATGCAGACACATTGCCACATCGGCCAGCAAAACACAAGTCAGCCGCGCATCAGCTTTTTCAAGCGGATAACTTCGCTGCGGTCGCCGGTCTTTTCTGCCAGTTTTTCCGCCGCATCAATGCGCGCTTGGCTGATTGCAATGGGCGAGCCGCTGCCGCCATTGATACGGGCCTCTGGGGCTGGGGGGGCTTTGCGTTCCACCTTGATTTTCCCTTTCAATTCACCGACATGAACTGCAAACGCGGTAATGTCGTTTTCTTTTGCGAAATATTCCATAAGTTTTTTATTACCGGCGATTGCACAAATCATTTGCGCGGCGTCTGGGACAGTATGATAAATCACAGCAAGATGATTGTCCGATAACGCGTCTCTAAAATTTGATTCAATGGTTTCAAAGTCCCGAGATAGCGTTTTCCCAGTTGATCGCGCCTTGGCTTGCTTTTCTTCAAACCGATGCTGTCTTTCCAGCCCGCGCGATTGCTGGGCTTTCGCCTCGGCCTTGCGGGTTGCTTCACGCTCGGCCCACGCCACGACCGCATCCGCGTGAGCGGCCTCATCCCATTGGTGGTCGCGCAGCTCTGGCCGCGGGTCGGCCTTTGGCTCTTGCGCAGCCTCGGTCGGCATCTTTGCCTTGAGTTCGCGAAGCTGGCGCTCCCGATCCTTTAGCGCCTCACGAAGCTGCCGCACCGCGTTTGTGGGGGCTTCCTCTTGCTCAGGCTCGGGGTCCATCCCTTCGATGGTGATTGTGATTTCGTCCTCGACCTGCTCAGGCTCCGGCGCTTCGACCTCTGCGACCTGCTCTTCAATCACCGGCTCAATTTCGGCCTGTTCCTCAACCATTGTTCATCATCCCCTGTTGAATTGCGTTGACGCCATCGATAGCCGCCTTCTGTTGGCTGATCGGTATTCCTGCAAGCGTTTCCGCCGTTTGCGCTTTGGCCTGCTCTGTGCGGGCCTTGGCCAGCTCGGCATCTGCTGCGGCCTTGAGTGCCTTGGCTTGGCTTTCGGTTGCCAATGCCGCAGCCAGTGCGGCTTGACCGTCTGGGGCCGGGGCTTGCGCCTGCTCCATCTCGGCCTTTTCTTCTTTGTTCGGTTCCTCGACACCCATAGACACAAGCTTCTTGCGGGCATAGTCGCGAATGGTCTGCATCCCTTCGCCGTCCGTATTGCGCAGCGCAGTCATGGACAGCACTTGCAGCGTCTCGGGGTCGGTGATGACGCCCATTAGCGCCGTGATTGTGCGCTGCGTCGCGCGACGGCGAGCCGCCGATGCCGGACCCACGTCAACAATCACTTCCATTTCGTGATCCGCAAAGTCCATTTCGTGCCGGATTTCGCCTGTCTTTTCGTCAAGCATTGGCCTGCGCACCTCGGCAGAGCCGCGCTTGCCTTCCTCGGTCATGGTTTTGATCATGCGGCCTTCCTCGTGGTAGAGGTCCGCCGCCATCGACAGCCAAACCTCCGCCGCGCGCCGCTCAGCCTTGGCAAGCGCGTCAAGGTATCCGCTGGTCTGCACGTCAATGCGGGCCTGCACCATCTCCATCGCCACGCCAGATTGATTGGGCTGCAAGGTTTCCGCGTTCATCGGATTGCCGAGAAGGTCTTGCAGGTGAGCATCAGATAGCCCCAACAGCGTTGCAGTCGCCTCGGGGATGTTTGGTGGCTCAAGATAGGCCGAGGGGCCAAACGCAACCGGGTTGCCGTCATTGTCCAAGATCGGGTCGGCCAAGCGGTAGCGATATTTGGCGCTGCTGTCCCACATGTTTTGATATTTGGCAATCTGCTCAGCCGCGAAGATAGGCACCCGCACCGGGCTTTCCGCCGAGGTTTCATAGACTGACGACGCCTGAACGTTCAGAATGATCTGCGTGTCCATCGGCTTTTGCGCGTGGCCTTCGAAGTATTCCACCCCGTCAATGACCCGGCGGTGGGCATAACCGACGATAACAGGGATATTGCGCCCGGCGATCACACCGTCATCGCGCAGCACCTTAGAACCGCAGAGCGTATACTTGCGCACCTCGTCCATTTCGACCGAATAGCTTTCGCCCTCGATCAAGCCAGTGGCCAGCAAGTCCGCTGCCTCTTCCTCGGTCAGGTCAGACGCCAGATATTCGCTCTCTGTGCCGTCAAATGCCGTGAACACGCGCATGGTGTCCTTGCCTTTGGCCTTCACGAAGTATTCCGCCACAATCACTTGATCAGGCTGGAACCATTGGTATGTCGGCTGGTATTCAATCCCGACCGGGAAAGATGCCGCCTCCTCGCCCCATTCATCAGCGAACGCCTCTTTTGTCGTCGGGGTCAGAAGGAAGGCCCACGCCGCGTCTGATTTGTCTTCCATCTTGGCGTTATCGTCGAAATAAACCCGCAAGGCTGCATCGCTGATCGGCTCAGAGCAAACGCGCTGATGGCCCTTGCGCTTGTCCTCGTAATCCGCCCGCAGACGCCATGCGCCCATTCCGCCAGTCACCAACTCGTCAAAGGCGTTGTCGCGCGACTGCCGACCGGCTGCATCGTATGTATCAGCCCGATACCGGCCCGCGCAGATATCCGAAAGCTCACTGTTTTCGCTGCCGTCCTTGGGCATGAACTCGGCGCTGATGCGGTTGTTCCGGTATTCGTTCAGGATGCGCGTCACCGCCAGCGCAGTCTTGTTGATCTCAAGCTTCATACGGCTTTCGAAGTCGCCGTCTTCATCCCATAGCCATTGACCGCCGGGAACGCTGGTAAACTTGCGGCACAATGCCGACCGCCTGCGCACCTCGGCGTTGTAGTTTGACGCCTGATCAAAGCGGCGCAGCGCCTGCTGATGTATTTCACCAAGCTTACGCGAAGGGGTCTTGCGGGCCATTATAGTCTCCTACCTGCGCCCAGCGATGCCGCAGGCTGTGGAATGAAAGCTGCAACTTGCGGCTTGCGGGTCATGCTTGGGAATAGCTCTGAGAAGGCCCAAACCAGCGCGTCTACACGGTCGGGACTGTAGCCCTTTTCCTTGCGGTCAAACGAAACTGTGAAGGCGCACATCTGATCTTCTAACTCCGGGAATGCCGCAGTATGCCTGATCTTGCCTTGCTCGTAAAGCGCAGCAATCGGCTCGGCCCTGATGTGCTTGGCGCGGGTTGCCGTGACCTTGATCACCCGGATTATTCGCCCTCTGGCCTCGGCCTTGATCATGGCCTCCACCATGTCACCGCCTTGGTTGACCTCGCACACGATAGCGTCGGCTTGGAATGTGTCATAAAGGCTAATCGCCCTTCGCGACCACTCCTCCGGCCTGTATCGCCCGCTTTCATCGGCCAGCACATAGCCGCGTTTATCGCCGCCCATGCCTGCTACGATTATTCCGGTTTCATCACTCCCCGGCGTGTTTGTTATAGCCGGGTCAATTGATACAATCACGCGGCCCAGTTCCGGCGCGGTGTCGCGCTGTATCCATTGCCGACGCCATAGCGCGTTGTCATCGTCAGCGGTGTAGGCCCCCTCAAAGAAACGCCGCCGCATACGCTCGGGAAGGTTGCGCAGGGCGTCCAGATAATCCGAGGGCAGGTTTGCAGCGTTGTCCATCGGGTTGCACACCACGGCACGATAAGCGTCCGCATGGTTTGGAATTGCCGTCTTGTCGTCGGGGTTGATCCCGTTGAACCATATCTGATAAGTCCAGTGCGCCGACACTGTGGGGTTAAGGTCCACATACAGCCGCAAAGGCAGGCGCTTACCGTCAACCTGCATGACCGACTGGGCGAGGCGCGTCTGCACAACGCCAAAAGCCTCAAGCGTGATCTGCGATGCCTCGTTCAGGTAGATCGTGGCAAATTCCTTGCCCAACACCTTGTCGAGACGCTTCTTGTCCTTAAGCCCAGCAAGCCAAAGCTGCGAGCCGTTCTCGGCCTGATAGTAATTGTCTTCGCCGTTCCACTTCAGCACCAATCCGGGATATGCCAAAGCAATCACGGCTGGCACGGTTTCATTCCCGATCGATTGCTTTGCGTCAACACCATCGTTGCGGAACACAACATGACGCGACCCCGGCGCTTTTAGCATCCGGGTGATAATCGCATAGATGATAAAGAAAGTTTTGCCAGATCGTGACCCACCATAAACAAGAAAAAACTTAGCGCCGGTAGCGAATACCGCGCGGATTTCCTTTTGCTTGGTTGTTAGGTCAAAGGTCTGCGTCAGGGCCAGCAATCGTCACCACCATTCCGCCGCCGTGGTTTAGGTCGATCTTTTCGCCGTACTTCTTGGGTTGCGCTTTGCCTGCCGCCCACTTCAACGCATCAATCGCCACGCGGGCAGATGCGGGATCATATTCGCCGGTTAGAGTTCTGGCCGCGATATCACCAATTGCATCAGCGTCGGCGTCGGCTTTAGCTTCCCTCGCGCGCGCGTATTCTGGCCTAAAGTCTTCCCGCTCCGCCAGCCACCGCATGACTGTTCGCACACTTGGCATCTTTGGGTCTCGGCACACTTCTGCTAGGCTCTTGCCCTCGGCGATGCGCGCGCACACCTCTGCTGCTTTGTCTGGCAGGAATTTGGCTGTCATGCCCTTACACCGCGTCGATGATTGAAATCGCTTGGCCTTCGGTCATGGCAATGAAGGTTGGCACGTTTGCCGGGCAGTAGATGCCGTTGGTCAGCGTGACGCCTGTGCCTGACTTCGCATAGACGTGCGTGGCGCATAGCACCTGCGCTGCTTGGCCCACACGCGCAACTATGGCACCGTTAGCGGCTGCGCCTGATGTGGTGACGGCTTCAGACCGTGCGTCGATGCCGTTGAAGATATCACGGGTGACGACCGTGCCGATTGTAACGTATGCTGTAGCCATTTTGGGAACCTCGCTGTTTGGGTCAATCTATCATGGTGGTCTTGCGTTGTCTATCCAAGGGCCAGCGGCGAGAGGTACTGGCGTTAAACCGCGCCCTTGGTGCTATGGTTTGGGGGTATTTATCGAATGCCAGCCCCCTGCACTCATAGCTTACAGCCCATTGTAACGCTATGGGTCAAGCGATCTGTTGCCGCATCTTGGCGGGTTTGTTGTTAGGGCGCAAGATCGCTCATTCTGCGCACCTCCGCTGGCGCTCAATCTTGCCTGCGTCGGTCAGGCGGTAGGTGTACACCGAACCGATCCGCGCGCCGCGCTCTAGCTGGCCGCTTTTGATCATGTTGGACACCGCGTTATAGCCTGCGGTTTGTGAAACGCCTGCGGCCTCGATCAATGTATGGTCGATGGTCGCGAACGTCTCCGACGCGATCGACAGCACCACAGTGCGCGCGTCAACCGGGGCGACGTACATTAGCGGCGAGGGGCCATCGCCAAGCCTGCGCTGGCGCTCAATGCGGCCCGCTTCAGTCAGCAGATATGTGGGCTTCCCGTTGTCATAGGGTCCGCTGGCGATATGGCCCACGGCCTTGAGGTCAGAGATTGCGCGATAGATCGTATCGACCGAAAGCCCCGCCGCGAAGGCCAAGGGCTTGCCGATCTTTTCCGGAGTGTCGCCAAGCATTCCCAAGATGATCGACCGGGCGCTGGTGGTCTTGATGTTTGGGCGCCGCGGCTTGTCGGGCGCAGGTGGTGCGGCGCGTTGAGCCTCTGGCACTTTGCCAATGTGGCCGCTCTTTCGTTCAAGAATTTGCATCGCCTTCGCCGCCGTGTGGCCCTGCTGCATTAGATCAAGGATAGCCAAGACACCGGCGGGAACCTTTGCTTCCGACTTCGGGGGCAAGATGCGGGGAATGGTCTTGGTGATGATTAGGCTGTGGTTCTGTATCATTGCTCGTTCTCTCTGTTGCTGGTGAAAGTCTTTGGGGCGAAGCCTGCCGCCTCCATGATCTGTTGCGCCCTCTCTTTGGTCACGGGCATTCTTTCCTCCTCTGCTGGCTTTGGCAAGGCGTTAAGCTTTGCCGCCTCACGTTTTCCCCGCATCGCAGTCAGCAGGCCCAGGATATCGCCGGGGGTTGGCCGGGCCCGTGAATTTTCGCGGTTCCATTGGCGCAAACCCCAGACAACCTGCTCGCGCGTCCAGTCTTGCAGCTCATCGCACCACCAAGCCAGTTGACCAGCACGAACCTCATCATCTTCAAACGGCCTGAAATATGAGCTTAGAACAATCTTAACCTCAGAAGCAATCTGGCGACGGTGATCTTGCAGCTCTTGCGGCGAAAGCAATTTCGAGTGCCGAGGAGTTGGGGTTGGATATGCCGCGCGAAAACTTTCTTGCGTTGCCAATCCATGTTCGCCAGCCTGCGTCCCAGTCTGCGAAAACGGTTGCTTTGGCTGCGTGGTGATCTCTGAACTTGTCGGCTTCATTTCTGATTTCCTCGTCGGTGAATTGCTTCGAATATGCATCCTGAATGTTGCGCTCACTTGGCACCCAGCCCTCAGGCAATCTGCATCGGCGGGCTGGCTTTTTTTCCTTTGGCTTACTATCGCCAAAGAATGACGGTTCATTGATGGTTATATATGATGGTTCGGGGGCATGTGATGCCGGGGGGGTGGGGCATGTGATGCCGGGGGGGGCGGCATTTAGTGCCGGGGGGCATGTGATGCCGGGGGCATGTGATGCCGGGGTATGTATGCGATAACGATTTGCGCCCGATCGAGCTGCGCCTATTTCGGTTTGGAGCCATCCCTCTGCCTCAAGGTGCCTCAAAGCCAGCCTTACGCTGCGCTCGCAAATCCCTGTTTTCCGTGAAATTGTCGCAATCGAAGGCCAGCATTCGCCGTCATCGTTTGCATTGTCAGCAAGGGCTATAAGGACAAAACGATGCGTCGACCCCGAAGGCCCGCCGTCCCAAATAGCCGACATTAATTTGATGCTCAATTGCCCATTCCTGCTTGGGCAGGGTCTTGATCACGGTAACCAGCCGTGCTATCAATAACCTGCATTGGTATTGCACCGACCTTGCCGCAACCACGGCTAATAGTCAAGGCCCGCCCCTAAAAAAGGCGGGCCTTCGCTTTATTGATTTAGGCCATGCCCAGAGCGGCCATGTATAGGTCGAGCACAGCCGCTTCCTCTGCGATATCATCAGCAGAGCGCTTGCGAAGGGCGATGATCTTGCGCAGCACGGCGGTATCGTACCCGCGCCCCTTGGCCTCAGCCATCACCTCTTTTTGCGCCTCGGCAATGGCGGCCTTTTCGCTTTCGAGTTGCTCATAGCGCTCCACGAATTGGCGCAGTACTTCGGCGGT